GTTTCCCAGTCAGGCGATTTAAAACTCTTTGAGTGATCAATTGCTTCTGGTCGTCGCACTGTTACACCTAGTTTGCGCAATTCGTCACTTAGTCTATCTAAATCTTCATTTGCTTCTTCGATAACCCATTGTGGGCTGGGTCCTTCTAGATCTTTTATTTCTTCGTAAGTGCAATCAGCGAATCCGAAACTGTGGGTACTTGCATCAACAGTAGGAATACGAGCATGATCTGCTACTCCTACAAATATTTCCTCTAAGGGATCCCAGTCGTTGTGACTACTTACTATTGCCATTTATTTTTTCTCCAATTAATTCTGACATACTTACTCTATTAACAGTTCCGCCTCTGTTTAGATCAGCATATTCTTCGCCGCCTAAACCAAACATAATACAGTCTGTATGTTCTAGGTTTTTTTCAGCACACACCTCTTCGTAAACTTTTTGGTATGTGTTCCAATTGTGATCAACAGCGTAATTTTCTATTAGACTGTTTGCAATGCTAATGCTAACTCTATTGAGCATTTCCACACTGTTGAAAATATCTATGCCGTCGTCGGTATCCGTTCTTTCTAAACGTAACCCTACACGTAAAAATTCTGCGCCATAGAACGCTTTCGATATACTGAACGTGAGTGTTTCCACACAGGAATATTTACTTAGATCTAGTTTGATATTGCGAGAACATGGATAGTAAGCAAAATCTAACAGCACAGGACACCCTAATCTGTTACAGGTGTCTAAAATATCCGCAAGTTGCGGATGCATGTTTCCTGTGTCACTGTAAGGCACACTGATAATAACTACATCGTTACTTTCTAATTTGCATTCTTCTAGGTATTCGTAGTTGCCGCCGCTACGTAGAAAAGCACTGTGATACATAAACTCTGCTTTAAAAAATCTAAAACGTCGGTGCTGATAACGCCAGTAAAAATGATCAAATGCTTGTGCAGTACCTGCACACAACTTTCTATTAGTAAATTCTTCGAGTCCTTGTAGATTGTTAAGTTTGCTACTCTTTATCCAGTTTACGAAATTAGTAATAAACTGTTCAGGAAGATCGTCGTTGTATAAGTCATTCATAGGTTGCACTTCAGTAATAAATTCTTTTACTGAATTATCGACAACTGGCTTAGCCCCTCTTAAATTCACTGCGTACTCCTGTAATTTGCATAGTATATTTGTTAGTCATACCCATATTTCCGCTAAGGTGAAATACACCTCTGTCTATTATTATAGCATCACCTGCCTTCCATTGCAATACGGGTGTGTTGTCTATTTCAAAATAATGTCCGCTTTGCCAATCTTCTAAAAATATGTTTATTCTTATACACATATTTGCATCTAGATTGTTTTGATGTGCAAACATGTAAAAAGTATCGTCATGCAAGGGAAGAGTTTGACCAGGACGTTGTTGTATAATCGACACACTATATCGAGGAAAGACACTGTTACAAAAATCTTTTACATCATTTCCAACTTCAAATGTTTGAAAATATTCTGAATTATGGTTAGTATATCCTGCGTCTAGATATTTTTTATTTTGTTGTTCGAATTCGATAGATCGATTTTCAAACGAAACATTGTTCATTTGAGTATAATCAAGATTTTTGTATTCAAACTTTGGTAGAAAAAAGTTTAGCATCTTACTAGTATATAATTATTTTACAAATTTGTCAAACGCCAAATTTATGATATTAACTGGTATTTTAATATAAATAAGTGCAATAGTCTGTAAGGAGTAAATTATGTCAGAACTAATTATATTATTAATTGCTGTTGTTGTAGGTTTAGGCGGTATTGTTTGGTTTTACAACAAAGACAAAGGTCCAGATCTAGATAAAGACGGAGACGTTGATTTACAAGATCTAGATATTGCTATCGACAATGCTAAAGAAGGCATTGAAGAAGATGTACGTGAAGTTGTTGAAGAAGTTGCAGAAACTGTAAAAGAAGCAGTTAAGAAACTTCCTACTAAATCAAAACTACAAGCAATGAAAAAGGCTGCAATTGAAGAACTAGCAAGGGAGTTTGGAGTTGAACTTGATAAGAGGAAAACAAAGGACAATATGATTGCTGATCTTCAAAAGGAAGTTAAGAAGCAAAAATAAAAAACATTTTTTTAAATAAGGGCACTAGCCCTTATTTTTTTGAATAAAATTTCTAAGAGTTTCGGTTTCTGTTGTTAGACGTACAAGTCTGCGTTCGAGAACATTAAGTTTTTCTCGTTGTGTTCGAATTTGTTCTTCGAGACTCTGCACATATTTTTGTGTAGGAATATGTTGTTCAGAACCATCTTCACTTACTACTACGAACGTATCTACTCCTTGTGCTCTTAAACCTCCAGCAACTCGATTAGGGTTTTTATCAATAGACTGCGGAGTGTTCTTCGATCGACGTCCGTACATTTTGCGCAAATAGTTCATTTTGTTTTTGTCCTTTATAATATTTATACAGTTCTATACTTGCAAGATTTTTGTGTTTACTTTCACACATGATGTCTGCTGTATCTAAAAAAGAAAGAGCCCAATCGTTTGCATGACGATTAGGATAATCATCACTGTGTGCACGTAGTTTTTGTTTTTTAAATCCTGCTTCTAACAATAGATTCATATTTGGCAACTTATTGTGTGTAAACAACTCTGGTAAATGTTCATTCCGACTGTAACTGTAATGAATCACAGGGCGCACACCACGCCACGAATCTACTATGCTTTTGTATCTATCATCGGTTGGCTCAATATATTCACCTGTAGCGACCCAGTGATGGTGTATGTCAAGTACGAGTGCGAGATGTTGTGATAGTTCGATGCTGGAATGAATTCCCCATGACATTTCGTCATTCTCGATTGTAATACAGTTTCTTGCCTCGGGGGATAATCTCGGTAAGACGTTGATAATTCCTTGCGGGCCTTGTCTACCGGCAATATGCACGTTGATTTTGAAGTCTTGGAACTGTTGTCCGAACCCCATAAGTTTGGCCATTGTTGCATGATATTCAAATTCCTCTATACTGCGATCTACAATGTCGGGATTATCACTAGCCAAAACAGTAAATTGGCCAGGATGGAAACTAAGACGAACGTCAAGCCTACGAGCAGTCTCGCCGACCTTGGCAAAATGTGTTTCCATGTATCTTCTAACGTCTGGTAGTTGCCAATAGTACCGCCAAGTAGGCTCAGTGAACACAGGCAAGCAATCGCTACCAAGTCTAACCATTCGCAAATTTTCTGGTAAACTGCCAACATACTCAATTAGTCTCTCATACGAAGCAATGTTGTGCTCCATTATATCCCACAACCGCTGTTCTGCTACATCGCGTGTTTGTCGATTAAGCCAAGCAACTGTTGTACTGCGAGTATTTAGCGGTCGCTGAATTTCTTCTAGCAGTTTCTTTTTCTGCGTTTGGTCTGGGTGCATGTATTTGCATGCAAAGCCGATTCTCTTAGTCATGTTTTTAGTATACCACATATTTGTAAAAATGTCAACGCCAATTCTCTTTGCACCAAGGGTCTATGCAATCGTGCGGATTAGGCTCTCCATGAAAGACTGCAATGTTAGTGCTAGGTAATATCTTAGGAACACCAGGTGATCCAAAGTTACGTTTTCCGTGTCTATCTCTTGCCATTGCTGGCCTGCCTCTCATTTCCCATTTATAACTTTGTATCCATTCGTCGGGCCAGTATTCAAAATCTTTACGTACTCTGTCAAATATCCAGTCTTGATCTCCGTGAAATCTTTTAATTGCATGTCCTGGATCTTTCAAAAAATCTGTATATACGTGCGGCAAGGATTTTGATTCTAATCTAAATACACTACTGTTAAACTTTTGCCATCCTGGTCTAATACTCCTATTAAAGTCTCTCAGTATACAAAATCTATCCGGAGCGTAGTGGAATAAATTATCAATATTTTTAAATATAATTACATCTAGATCTATATATAAGATAGTTCCATCTAGCGGAAAATTAGGATCAAAAAACATAGGCTTGTACCACCAGCCAGATGCTTTTGGAATACGTGGCAAAGGTAAGACATTTATGTTGTTATTAAGACCTTTTCCATCTTCTGTAAAACAGACAAACTCGTAATCAACATTACAATTACGTTTGACCATATTATACAAGGTGTTAGGATACTTTGCATCGTATTTTGTGCCGTGTTTAAGACAGACTATATAATTTTTTTTGTTTGAAGGTATTACTTTAGCAGGTTGATCAATTACAGGTGAAAGATTTTTACTGGCTTTTTGTTGTTCTTTTTCCAGACGGCGCCGGTCTCGGATAATACGCCACTCTTCTTTAGTTAGGTTGCGTTTGTCTATTTTGCCCATCTTTCCTTCCGTACTTTTTATCAAATAACAAACGTATATATGTTTTTCTTATTATTGCTGTAACAGTAAAGACAGCAGTTAAATAAATTGTAGTTTCAACTGCGTTTAACTTTAGAGCAAAAGCCGAAGAAATTAAGACAAAATTAAGTGGTACATTTATTGCAAGAGCCACCAGTGTGTCAGTGCAAGATTCTCGCAGTGCTTTTTTTGTAGAATTTCTCATACATTAATTATACGACAGATTTTCTAATTTGTCAATGACAATGTTTTTACATTTCCAAGAGGAAGGCTTTTTCCAATTTGGAGTTGTATAGAATATGAAATTGTTTTGTGGAAATTCTTCTGCTAGTTTGGCTATTTGTATTATCCAATAACGAGGATCCACCGCAGATTTCCGAGACAAACTATAGTTATTTGTGTCTTTGTAAATATTGTTTACTTTATTATCCGAAGTGCCGTACAAATCAAAGCCTATTATATTAATGTCTTTTACAAAAACTTTTCCTCTATTAGAAAGTGTAAGAGCCTGTAAAATTGCATAAGGACCACTATTCCAATTTATTGGTTCATCATATCTTTCGCTGCCAGCATATGGTAACTCAGGCAACGGCCTCATATTTTTTATATTTGAAAATTCATCAAGCCAGCATTTCCTTGTATAAATTAAGGAATCGTTATTATAGTTAGCATCAAGTGCTTCTCTTACCATTTTACGATCTACACAGACAAGGTGTCGTACTCTGTAGTCTCTATACAAAGCATTGCATCCTATTTTTACACAAGTAAAGAGATCTAAATCAACAGATCTTCTACTTTCACCGTTTCCTATTACAAGCATGACTGATTATTTTTTAATATCTTTTTTGATATCTACGATGTGTTTTTGTACGTCCGCAAAGTCTTTTGTTACTTTTTGCATTGTTTGATTTACTGAGCCTACAGTGTGCATGACCCACCACCACCAAAGAAATCCAGTAAACGCAAAAATCGTAAAACCTATTGTGAGTGATTTTTCGTATAAAGATTCAAATCCGAACAGTTGCAAAAAAAATAAGAAAGCAAGTCCAATAATGGGCAAACTAACAGCAGATACTTTCCACCATATTATTTCTTTGTGAATTTTAGAGGCCTGATCGATCTCCTTAGAATGGAGACTAAACAACTTTTTCAATGTTACGCCCCTATTTGGCCGAAAGGTTTCCAAATACCAGGAGTGCCATCTTTAACACAAATCCAACCTACATAACCGGTTGGTTTTGGATCATCGCTCCAAACAATGTCACCCTTAGAGTATACACCCTGTTTCGGTTCTTGATTACTAACTTCAAACTTTTTCGATTGGAACCTTACAGGTCCAGCAGTTTCTAAGTCAGTGTCATCTTTTATATTATTAACATTAACGCCAATCTTTCCATTAACAGTAACTCTACCGTCCGTACTGTCTTTTTTTCCTAAATGAATATGTCCTGACGAAGTTATTTGTAGTCGAACTTTATCATCAGTAATAACATCAATTGTGTCGTTTGTATAAGTTCCTATGCGAAGATTTTTACCTTCAGGATTAATAATAAATTCAGATTCGAGTGTAGCAATTGATAGCATTCCGTTAGGCTCTTCTGTGCCTATTCCTAAACGCATTGAATCACTGTTCCAGAAAAGGAATTCATCTATCTTAAAATCACCTTGTACAGCAAGATCTATTAATATTCCTACCTTATTAAGATTAGATTGTGTAATAGTTGAACCTAGTTCGTTTTCTGTAAGTACTGGAATATTACCTATGAAATAACCTTTATCTCTGGCTATGTCAACGTTTTCACTGGAAAAATATCTATCAGGATTTGGCCTTAAAACAAACTGCTTTGTAGGTTCGTTGCTCTTCCATTGCAATCCTTTGCCGTAAATAGTATCAGTTTCTGTAGCAACAAACTCTAAAGGTGTCGACCTTTCGTTTCTAATATCAGCAGTGAGTTCGTTTACATGTAGTTTTGTAGCAGTGATTTCACCATCTACAGTTAAATTGCCGTTAACTGCAATATCGTTTAATATACGTTTAACTGCAATATTATCAGTAAATAATCCATCGTTGTTTACAGTAACAACAAGTTGTGTACTGTCATCTTTGATGCCTAAACTGGCAAATTGTGCTATTTTTCCGCCGCGGATCTTATCACCAGAAATACTTCTATCTGGTAAATCAGCAATTGACGGTGGTTCCTGATAAGACAGGCTTTCTATTACAGAGGCTAATTCATTTAGATTTCCACGAACTGCCTGAACTTGTTTCTTATTTACACTCATGCATATATTTATCAGTTTACCTTGAGAAGCACAATATCGTTGTTTATTCGACCGTTTAGTTTAGTATCTGTTGTGTTTACAGTATCCATAAACTTGCGTAGTGCTACTTTACCTGCGGCTTTGAACTCTCGTAACTGCTCGTCCGGCTTCCTAAGTGTCTTTTGAACACTTAGTTTTTCGTCAAAGTCTTGTATTGTAGTACCTTTTACACTCAGTCCTGATCCTTGTCTTGCAAGTCCTTTAGGATCTACGTTTTCAGCAACATATTTGCCTAATTTTCTGGTTTTTGTATTAAACACCCAAAGTTCAGAAGCGTGTATAATTTCTGTAGGATTAATACTCACTATTGAGTACTTGTCATCTGATTTTTTGTACTTTAGTTTTTCAACTAGTTTACTAGCAGAGTGCTGTTTTGGTTTACGTGTTTTTCTAGTAGCCTTTGCTTGATCAATTATCATGTCACACGCATCGTGGATATTTTGATAAAGTTTTAGAAGTTTTGTTACATCTGCTTTTTTAACGTGAGAATAGCCTTCTTTTAATTGTTCCCACATATCGGCATCTAGTTCTTCCATTTTGCTCAGTTGATTTGCTGTGGGCATGTTTTGCAAATCTAAAAAGTCCTGCATCTCGCTATCATAAAAATTTTTAATTTTACGAGCATGAGCCTGTGTTACTTTATTTTTTATAAAATGGCTACTGATGTTAATTTCTTTTTCGTTAAATGCTTTAGGGTCATCTAGATAGGTATCTAACCATTCATCTATAGGGACACACACATTAGCCGCTTGCTCAGTTATTCTTTCTTGTATAGTAGGCTGATGAACTTTTGCTTTTATTTTTTCTTCTTTTTTAGTTTCTTCAACGACTAGTGACCCTGCTTCAATTGCTTCTTCTACATCTTTTTTAATGTATTGAGACAAAGGTTTAACTTCTCCACTAGTACCTTTGCAACTTAACCAATATTTGTTATATTCTTCGTTGTAATCAGGACAGCCATCTTCTATTAGTTTAGAACAAATTGCAGTTGTATTGCTAATTGCCCTGGCGCCCGGAGCGGCTTTGGCGTGTTTTATCTGTTCTTTCGAATAACCGTTATTGGCCATCCAAACCCAAACAGATGCAAGCAAATCATTATATTTCCAATTTTCATAGTAGAACATATGAGCATTGCGTTGAAAACGACTAAATGCTTCTCCAGTCCAGGTTTCCCAACCTTCAAAACTAGGGCCGACTAATTTGCCGCCGCGTTTAACTCTGGGTGCGGCTCTTACTTTTGACTTTTTGCGTGGCATGTGATTTCTCCTGAAAGTTGAATTTTAAAAGTATATATGCCAACTCAAAAAAAGTCAACGATTTTTGATTTAGCCTTCATTTTCTAAATCCCAAACACATCTAGGATTTTCGTGTTTAGATTTTTTCGTGTACTTCAAATCCACGGAAGGTTTTGAATCGAGGAAACCGTAACGAATAAGTACCGTCTTGATTTTGTGTAATAGCATCTGCTCTAACCTCTACAAGATTTCCGATAATACTGTCGCGATGATTCCAAAAGTCATCACGATTAGCATCGCTGAACCCACTACCAACATTAACGCGAATATCTTTTCCGTCATCGGTCCCGGAGCAGACAAACGCTCCAAGGCGACCTTCATTCCTACCAGTACCTTCTTCAATTTCCTTTACCTCCAGTGTGACCTCAATAAATGGTTTTGCTTTAAGCCAAGCATGTGTTCGTTTACATTCATACGGTGCATCTGGATCTTTTATCATTACACCTTCATATCCACCGTCTACAGCCGCTTTATTTAGGTCTACAAAGCGTTTTTGTCCTTCAGTAGTGTCTAAGTCTACGGTTTCCCAGTCCAACGCTTGTACGTGCTTTAAGACGCTACTGTGCTCCGCTACCCAAGCCTTAACAAATTCACTTCGTTCACTTTGTGGTTTATCCCAAAGTCCATTTCTAAAACAGCCTAACGGAGCCAGATCAAACAAGTGCAATACAGCATCGTTTGCTTCTACATTGTCTTTGCGATGCACTTGTTTCATAAGGTCTTGAAAATTAGCACTCATTACTTCACCGTCTAGCATAAGCGGATACGGCGCAGGATGTTCTTTTAGAACTTCTTCAATTTCTGCAATGATGTGTCCAAAGTTGTGAAACTGTTTTCCGTTACGACTGAACATTTCAACCTTGTTACCACGGATAGTTGTAATAACACGAACACCGTCAAGTTTGATTTCAATCTGCTTCTTGCCTACCATTTTCTTTTCGTGCTTGGCACTGTCATGAGCGAGAGCACAAGTAAACACAGGTACAGTACCTGGTACAACTTTGTTTACTGTCTTTTCACTTACGCCACAGCGTAGATCTTTGATAAGGATACGTCGATACCAACCATTCCATTGTTCGTCTGTTGCTACACTCATTGCTAGTTCAATAGCATCTCGTGCCGCATGTCCTGTAAGATCTCTACCTGCGAGTCGCATAGCAAGTTCGACAAAGGTTTCCCATACTAACCCTTGCCCAGGTTCTAAATTTTTTCTTTCAGGAACCTGTTTTACACCAAAAGTTACTAAAGGGTCTAAGGCCATTGTTACGCCTTCAAAAAATTCTGGCAAATTGCTTTCGTGTGCTGCCTTAATAATTGCTTCTTTACCTAAACGGCTGTTGTCGGCTTCTAGTTGTGAAATAATGTCTTGTGGTTGAGTGCGCATAATAGTACCATTAGAAAAAAATATATTGTAGCATTAATTTATTCGCCTGTCAACAAGTACATAAATAATTTGAAGGAGAATAATATGGCCATATATCTATGGGGAGGGTGCGAATTGGACGATTGTGCCAAAAAACTCAGATCCCAAGATCCCAAAAACAAGTATTGGTATCTAGGCGGAACATCTTGCGGCTCATTGTTTAGCGACCCAGGAGAAATAGCCCAAAAAGTTTATTCTTGGTATAATAAGTTAAAAGAAACAGATCGTCGATACGAAAGTATTCTTCAGTTTAATGATCTTTATAAAGAAATAGTATCTAAAGATTACTTTACAGAACAGTTACCGCACATTACTAAAAAAGACTGGTTAGTAATAAGTTTTACTAAAGAAATTTATCCTCGATGTAATTATAAATCAGAACATATCACAATTGGTCAGAATATTTTAGAAGGGGCAAAGAGAGCAATAGACACTGGACTAGACAGTGCTGTTTATGAAACTTTGGCTAATAAACAATATGCGGTAGGATTCGACGACGAACTTGTTATACATAATTACAAAAATAATTGGGGACCAAAACTTGCTGATTATTTTGCCGGAGTGTTTGCAGACAGAGTATTATTAGTACACGTTGAGCCTGCAAGAAGGAGATTTAATAAAAGATTCGGGCAGTATTGGTCTTTACCAACTTCGGCCTCTTTCAGTTCAGTCTATGCAGCGGCAAATAACGGAAAGTATCATGATAAAACTAACTGGTACGAAGTTAACAAAGCAATACGATTTTTACACACAGGTTTTAGGATGCGTTATCCTTATAAAATACCCCATGTAACAATCGGGCATAAAGATACTGTAGCAGATGACCATCACAGTCTTGGGCCTAATCCTTTCCACTTTGACAGCAAAACGATTAAACACATTTCTAACGTGATTAAAAAACAAGTAGATTTAATACCAGAATCTGTTTAAATAGGGGGACCACCGTTGTGTCCAATAGGAGATTTTTTCTTTTCCCAATCTTCTATTGCTGCCTTAATACTCTCTTCTGCTAATACACTACAATGCAATTTTATTGCAGGAAGTTCTAATGAAGCCGCAATGTCTTTGTCTTTGATAAGTTTTGCTTCTTCTATGGTTTTGCCTTTTAACATTTCAACAAACATAGTTGAACTTGCTATAGCACTACCGCAACCGTATGTTTTGAATTTTACATCTACAATACGTTCATCTTCATCTAGTTTTAATTGAAGTTTCATTACATCACCGCAAGCAGGAGCACCAGTCATGCCTGTTGCTACACGGGGATCATTTGGATCGAATCTGCCTACACTAAATTCGTGAGGATTTGCTAGAACGCCTTCAAAGCGTTCAATTACTTTTTTTGAATATGCCATAATCTTATTATAATTGGTGTTGACATTTCTGTCAACTGTTAGTTTATTTGTCTATACCAAAAATCAGTAGGACAAGTGTCATGCAACTGCATTCCGTTATTAATTGCTGCATCGCGTAACATTACCTGATGAAGAAAATTTGTAATCGGCTTACCAGGAACAAAATCAGCCCAGGGTGGAGTAACTAATTCTTTCATATCTATTGTTTTAGGATCGCTCCATTGTATTAGTCTATGAATAACTCCGTTAATAAGTGCCATTACATGATATATATTATCGTCACCAGCAATT